ACGTTTGTGTAGAAACTCATTTAGTAACGATCTCGTACTTCTTTTTGATTTCAGAAGTTGGTTCTACTATTGTAGCAAGAGTTTCAGAATAAAGCAATACGTCTGTGTCAGTTGTGTAACGTGGCCACGGTTCTAAGGTTCCATCATCCCTTATCAGGTATGGATCCTGTAGGTGGCAATTCGGTTCCTCCTCCAGTTGTTCCACCTTCGATATCAGGTGTATCCCTGACTTCAGAATCACTACCATCACTTCCATCATCATCCTCCAATAATTTTTCTGCTTCTGCAAACAGTTCTTCCATATCTAAGTCATCACTAGCAACTACACCAGCAATAGCTTCTTCATGAGCTTTAAAGTTCTTCTCGTACTCGTCTTCCTTAATAGCATTAAGATATTGTTGAGCAATACTATCCAAAGGATCATATGCAGTCAACACATGGTGACCAGGAAGAAAGAAATCTCGATCCTTACTTAAAGGAGCCCATGGAAACCATGATACTTGATAACCTTTCTTTCTGTCAAGTACAATACCCTCTTCGTCAGATACAATATCTAAACGAAAAGGTTTGTGTAACTTAAATCCTATAGGTTCCTTATTCTCAGGATCCATTAGTTCTTGGACTTCAGTTATAACTTCTTCACCAGACTTTAATAATAAAAGCTTTACACTCATTCTACAGCACCACCCATCTTCTGTACATTACTGATGTATGTATCACGAAGACTTGGTACTGGTTCTAATATAGTAACAACCATATTATGATTCACAGGTATCCTTGTCTCAGGAGTTAGTGGACACCATGGTGAATAGTGTACTTTAACTTCTGGATCTGTTACTAAACCTGTACCATCTAGTCTTGGTTGATCATACTCTACCCTATAAGGGAAGTTCATTATGTATGCTTGGCGTTGATTAGTTTCTTTGTCAACTGCTTCTTGAAGATCACAGATAACATTATCTCCATTAAATAGCACAACAACCTTAACCCTATCGGTGTTAACGAGGGGTTGGTCACCTGCTGGTCTTCCCTGTGGAGTTACATTAATGGGTTCTTTCTTTTTTGCCATAACTTTAAAACTGAGGATGGTAGTTTCCTATCGCCTCCAACCCTGAAACTACCAAAGGGGGTTGCAGCAGTCAAAGGTAGCGATGCCTTGTGACCTTTATATTATAAAGGAGGGATCAACATTTGTCAATCCCCCCTGATCCATCCCGAACCAAATTATATATAGTCCTTTCTTGCATGATGCTCAGGAACAACCTTACCGAGAGTTACGACCAGTAGTCCGTCATCGAATCGTACATCTCGTATTTCGGTATCATCTGAGAGTGTCCAGACCCTAGTGAAAGACCTGTTGGCCAATCCTCTATGTCTAAACGTTCCAACATCCTCCTGTTCTTCTTTGCTGCCTTGTACATGTAGTTTTCCAAACTCCGTATAGACTTTGACTTCATTTTTTTTGAAGCCCGCCAAGGCAATTTCCAGCCTGCTTTCAACATTACTTACTTCAACAATATTATATGGTGGGTAATTTGATACCGCAGTATCATCCCAGAATCTGTTGAGGTAATCGTCCATTCCTATGCTGTTCCTAGTTATCCTTTCCATTAATTCTGGAAGGTTGGCAGCATGAAACCGTGCTAAGTTAGTCATGATAGTAGCTCCTTATTAAGCGAGTTTGTGTTTTGTAGACCCCGAAGGCATCCACTATTATTTACCACTTTTCCGCTACAATCTCAATAGTGTTATCTACACTTTTAGATTCGGTTACTACTTCAAATCCTTTTGACTTTACGGTTTCCTCTACAATGCATTTAGCATAGGCTTGAGTGACTTTCTGGAGAAATCTCTCAATAGGAAATGGTTCTTCCCATGTATCCAGCTCTGCAATCAACTGGAAAGTACCATCATTAATTTTTTTAAATCCAACATCATGCGTGACAGCAACCTCAACGTGCTCATCAGCATGATCTACTCCATGGTCTCCCTCTATATGGAGCATCACATTCTCCTTAGCAGAATAACCCAAGGTATTCAATGCTTTAATAAGAAAATCCTTATCAGTAATCTTGGTTTTGATTCTGCTGAAATGTGACATTTTTTTGTTGTTGGTAATACTCAGGCTTTAAAGTCCTATCCGTAACTTTGCCTAGTTGTTCTTCTATGTGCTTAGTTATATCTATACATGTACCATCTGATACACCCTGTACCTCCTCAGTGACGTTTCCATCCTGATCAATACGAAAGATAATCCTCTGCACTAGTCTTCCTTCTTCTTACCAATGTTATACTTGCTTTCTAAAGTCCAATCACCTTTCTCTTTATATGCAAGAACTTTGATCTGACTTAGTGGTGCTACATCAGCAATAATTTCTTTAGTGATCATAGAGACCAATCCCCAATCACTAAGCAACTGCACTATACGATTCCTACGTTGTACATCATTAACACTTAGATTAGCTTTCTTACCATCTAGTGCAAACAGTTCCTTAAAATGTACAATATAATATCTACCTTGTTTATGTAAGATATGACATGATTGATATAGTTTCTTCTCTTTCCTAGATGCTACACCAATACGTGTTAATGTTTCTCTTACTTTAAGGAAGTCATCGGGTTCTTTCAACCCAACCTCCACCATACTTTCAGCGGTCCAAGTAACCTCTTCGGAGATCGCACTCATTTTTTTCCTCCCATGTCATGTGTTTGTCGTAAAGATTCAATTTGGGGTTTGGTTAGAAGAGATAATGCGACCTTTGCTTTTTCGTTACTATATCCATAGTGTTTTTTGACCAGATCCAAGTCATCGACTTGTTCTTTCTTCAACCACGGGGAATACCTTTTTCGTTTCCTCAAAGTATATAGGAAGAAAGAGTACTGCATATCCTTATCAAGATGTGCATTCATATTCATCTCATTAGAAAATAGAATGCTATCAACAGTACCAGACAAACATCTATTAACGATATAAGGAGGATAAGAAGATATCGCTGTAGGGTCATCAGCAGTGAGATCTTCCTTATTGAAGTTGATAGAGTTAAGCCAGTCTTTAAGTTCAATTTTCATTACCATACCCTAATAGGTCCCACAACACCTGTCTCAGAATTATTAATTCTGTAGATCATTGTCCTACCTTGTTTTGTATTACAGTGGATCTCACCACCTTGTATAATTGCTGTCATTATATCAGTACCGAATGTAGAGTAAGGACCTCTACGTGTATGATACAATTGTGCCTTACCGCTTGGCAGTACACGAACCCCCAAACTTCCCATAATTTGTTAATACTAATTCACGACGTTTTGTTTGATCCTTCATGTAGTCACCAGTGGATCGCATGGTGTAGGTATGAGCAAAGTCATACTGGCACCACTCAAGAAATCGCATAACGATATCAGGGTGGTTGTTATATGATATCATAACATTGCACAGTTGTGCATCCATGACATCAGCAAACTTAGTGTGATCAAATCCCTTATGCTTATCACCCTTGTACCCATAGAGTGCATCCTTTATATCATAAGGAGGATCAGCATAGATGAAAGTTAAGGTGTCATCTGAGGCAAGGGATTCATAAGACTGACAGGTAATTTTCCATCGTTGTATGAGTCTGCTATAATCGGGCAACTTGTCAATTCCCCTGAGGGAGAAGTTGGAATCGGAGGCTGACTTTGAGAACGAGGAGCTCTCAGTAAGGCCACTGAAAGAACACTTATTAACGATATAAAAATAAATCGCTCTGTCCTTCGGGTTGGTGTCACTTGCATTTAGTTTCTCCTTTGCATCTAAAAATAATTCTTTTGCTGTTGTTTGATCTGGATGAGACTTCTTAGCTTCAACTAATCCCTGATAAAGATACTCACTCTCATCTCTCAGTTGTACCCAGAAGTTATACAATGGTTCATATAAATCATTGACCCAGATAGGTACTTCCTCTGGTAGCCTCTTGGTCATCTCCAATGCCATACTACCACCACCTAGAAAGGGTTCACGATACTCTGTGATCTCTCTACTAGGTAACCACTGTAATAGTTTAGGTACTGCCCTAGACTTTCCACCTGGATACCTTAAAGGTGTCTTCAATGCCTTCATCAATAGAACCTCTGTCTCTCGACTGTTACCGCCTCAAAGATCTCATTGAGACTATTTGATAGTTGACGGTATCCTGATCCGACATATAACTGACCAGCAAATACTGATACAGTTGCAGCACCCCAGAAGATATAATACCATCTGGACTTTACTTGTGCTCTTAGCTTTTCTTTCTTCTTACTCATAATCATTTGAAACTAATCCATTTTCAATTCTTTTTAACATCCTACGAACTTGCGTTGGATTCCAATTACGAAATCCACTTCTCGTTTTGATGTTTTTATTCATTAGTATATCACACATTTGCATAAGAGACATTCCACTGTCTTTCAATGATAGTAAAAGATCTTTATGTTCCCAAGCATATTTGTGAGCCTTACGTACCCTAGTGCGATTCACATCAGCAAGATTGGGATTACCAAATTTAACTCCCATCTCTCTTGCTTTCTGCATTCCCTTTCTAGTTAATTCCCTATGATGAATACGATCACGATAAGATTTTCCATGAATCTCACAGTGATGTTCATAACATAAGGTAAGCATGTTAGTATCTTTATCACTCCCACCCAATAGTTTAGGAGTGAAGTGGTGATGATGTAAATCATCTCTAGATCCACATACGGCACAGAAATCTAAGTTCATTTGAATTCACACTCCACCATAATTTCAGTAAGAGCTGCTAATAGATTTATCTCCTGATCTGCTACAAAAGCAGACTGATACTGATACTTTGCAATAATCAATACTGCTTGAGGTACACTAGAAGGTTTAAGGGCATCGTAAAGACTGTCGTAAACTGTTCTTAGTATAGCATTAGGATCATTATC